AGAAATACGTTTGTTGCTCTTGCGTAAGTACGTTTGGCGCACCCAGTAGTGCTGACAGAATGGCCCTCCCTTATAGAACCAAATAGAGTAGTAGTCAGAACCATTTGGGCCAAAGCCTTCGTTTGAGCCTTCAGCATCTAAAATGTCCTCCATTCGGTAAACCCTATTTGCTCGCTCCATCATAGAACAGAAATCACGGCTCTTACCACTCGCTTGACCCGTACTTGCGTACTTATAGCGCACCTTGATGATGCTAGTGTCTTGCTCGGAGGTCTCGTTAGGGCTAGAAGAGATAACGCTAGCGAAATTCCAGAGGGCGTTATGGACATCTTCCTTATCGTAATCTACGGGGCGTTCATCTATAAGCTCCCAATCATCGTCCATATCCTCACCCATAGCAATTAGCTTTTCCGCAATGCGGATTTTAAGCTCTTCCTCTTGCTTGCTGAATTTCTTTTGGTCTTTGACCTTTACTCCAGTTTCTTCTTCAATGACTTCGGCATCTCCCACCTTCATCTTGCTAAATTCAAGCGGACGGAGGGTCTTAAAGTAGAGGTTTAGGGTGATATCGTTGTATGCCAAAATCTCGTTTAGAGCATCGATAATGACCTCTTGCATAGGTTCTATCACCGTGTTCTCAAAAAGGGCTGAGGCGGTCTCTAATTCGTTATCATTGTTGCCCAATCCGCTATTGTCCTTAATACCTAAAAGCATAGGGGAGGTAACACGATGGGCAATCATTAGCTTACGCATCGACTCATCTGCCAAAAACTGATATTGGTCAGAGGCATCGGAAAGCTGAACGGGTTCAATAGTAGCTGCAAGCTCCTTACTATCGTTAAATGCCAAGATAAAGCGACCAGCGTTTGAGCTACCGCTAAATTTCTCAGCAATACGGGCTTCAATGATGTTTCGCTCTTCCTCCGTTGGAACTCCGTTATTCATATTTAGGAGCATTGACGGGGCGAGGCCGTTTTGAATGTTGTTGATGTGGTAGTTGGCTACCTCTTCTTCTAGCTCGGCATACTGCAAGCCTCCTTGATAATCAACTGGTGAGTAGTAGTAGTATCCAGCACGGTAAGGTTTGACGTAAATAATCTCAATAGCCTCTTCGCTATATCCAAAAGCGGGAATACGCATAGGCGTTTCCTTGCGGGATGCTACTTCGCTCCAATCCTTTGCGTAGTAGTAAGCCTCTACCTCACCTTCATCGTTGCATTTCTCAGCACGTAGGCTTTCAATAGGTAAATGGTCTACTTGTACAATAGTGCTACGGTCTTGGGAGTAGATTACTTGGATAGCGCATTGCCCCATCATCTTGTAATCGCTCAAAAGCCTACGCAAACAGTTCTTTGAAAACAAAGCCTTCATTTGGGCGTACTCATCGGGCTTTCTGTGGCTATCGGTAGCATCAATACCACGACCATACAAAAGCTCTACAATGCCGTTAATAATAGCGTTGTTGGTAGCAGAGCCGTTGTACCTATCAATGAGGTATTGGAAGTAGGAATTATCCTCCCCATACTCTACCCATTCTTTGTTTTGCACCTCTTTGACTACGGGTGCGGTGTAAGAGCTGAGATTAACTACTCGGATATTGCTCATAATACAATAAATTCGTTGTTGTAACTGTTTTCGGTTACATATTCATTTTCATTCACCGTGTACTGCTTTAGGTCGGTTTGTGAAGTGCAATATACTCTACCTCGATAGATTGTAGTGCTAGATAAAATCACCTCAAACACATAAAACGTACCCTCTTCTACATCGTAAATGCTAGAAAGGGTCATATACCCATCCGAATTTGTAACCGTAGGGGTAATGGTAGTGGTGGTGTTTGTGGTCTCATCTCTAAAGCTTATGGTAATACCACTCGTAGCGTAAGCACGAGGTACTACCACGATGTCTTGAGATGTGCCAATAGGTCTTAGAATGTGCATATCTTAAATTCTGCCTAAATAACTACCTTTTTGCTTTTTGTTATTTCTTTAAAAAAAGAAAGCCACCCGAAGGTGGCTCCCTAAAAGATATGTAAGCTCTATTAAGCGTTAGTGCCTACAACGATAGTTGCAGTAGCAGAAGTCAAGCCAGCAAATGGGTCAGCAGCAGTAGCACCATCAACGATGCTAGCCATACGCTTTTCACCAGCAGTCAAGCTTAAAGTGTAGCCCGAAAGGTCTCCCATAGCAGAACCCGTTACGGCAGTACCGCCAGTAACCTCAGCTCCGTGTTCAGCACCTACCAACAATACGTTTCCGTTGTAGTCTTCTACAAAGATGTGAGGACGGCCGTAGGCAATCAACTTCAATTCTTTGTTATCCTCCTTGCTCAACTTAGTGAGGGTAAGGTTAAGCACTTGCTCAAAGAAGGTAGTACCGTTCTCACGTCTAACATTAAAGTTTTGCTCCAAAGAGTTTGCACCTTTTACATCATACTGATAGGCAGAGAATGTGCCAGTAGCATCTGTAAGTTCATCATCAGTTCCAAAGGTCAAAGTTCCCAAATCACCGAAGTCTACAAACCAAACTCGGTTAATGCCACCAACGACATCTTTACACGGAACCTTACGACCTTGAGTTAAATCACACGCCATTTTTTCTAGGAATTAAAAAAGGGGGCGGGGTAGAACCCTCACCCCCTTGAGGTTAATCAATTACGATAAATTAAGAATAGTAAACTACCTCCGAACCCAGACCATACTGGATGCCAGCGGTAAATCGCATAATTACACGTACGTTTTGACTTCCGTCAAGGTCGCTCATATCAAGCAACTTAACTTCGTTAGAGTCGCTCAACAAGCCAGTACCGAAATACAAGTTTGAAGATTGAGTAGCTACCATCTCGTTAGAAGGCATACCGTTAACCATAGCGATGCGGATACCGTCAAAGAACAAATCGCCTTGACCGTACCACATAGTGCCTTTATTGTCAACACCGTTGGCACCAAGACCGCTAGTTCCGAAACCACCCAAAGCGCGGACATAAGCCTTAGCTACGTTTTGTGGAACGTAAATAGTCAAGTCTTCCTTGCCATACAATGCAGAAGGAATAGCATCAGCTACTTTACCCATCTCTTCGATTACGTTGGCAGCAGTAACAGTAGTAGCAGTTACGTCTACAACGTCTCCATCAGCAGCAAACAAAGTGGTGAAACCATCGAACTGACCAGCAGTAGCGTTGGTGCCTTGCCAAATGTTAGTCTCGATACGCTGAGCTACTTTCTCGGCAACGTGAGCCATCAAGAAGTCAGAGAATGAAGGGGGCAAATTGTCATAAACAGAGTAGCCCATCTGAACGGCCTCCCAGTCAGAACGGAAATCCTTTTTACACAACTCCAAGTTCACTTGAAACTCTTCGGGCTGAAGGATACGCTCGGTCAAAGTAACCGTAGAAGTGTCAGAGAAATCACAAGTGGCATCCTTAACGATATCGTCAGTAGCCAATTTTTTGATTACCTCTTTGTACTTTACGTTAGGCTTGATTTCAATCAAACCATTGTCAAGGGTCGTGCCACTCAAAAGAGCAGCAGCGATGTACTTACCCGCAAATTCGCCAGCGTAAGTAGTAGTAATAGAAGTGGTCGTAGCCATTTTTTTTCTATCTTATTTATTAAACAAATTTTTCAGCTCTATTGAGCAAGTCATTAAGTTTCGCTAGAATGTTCTCGCCTTGACGGGCAGCGTTACTTACAGCTTCCCAGTTAGGATTGTCTTGGTAATCGATTCCCAGCTCTTCGGCAGCACTTTGAAAATCTGCTTGCACTCTAAGGCCTTCGTCTACCGTCTCTTCGATTTTGTCTAGCATATTCTGTGCGTTCTGCACCTCTTGTTCTAGCACGCTTGCAGCGTTCTCAATGATACTCAAGGTATCGTCAAGGTCAGCCTCTACATTTAAAGCCTCACTAGTAAGGCTATCCAGTCGCTCGCGCACGTCCTCTAGGTCTCCGCTAAGAGACAAAGCAATTTTACGTCCAGCACGGGTGTTCTCCGCTTTGAACATCATATTGTAAATGCGCTGAGTGCTTTTTTTCATTACTTCTTTTTAGGAGTCTTAGACAAGAAGGTAGCCAAGCCATTAGAGCTTTCTTTAACTACCTCTTTGTATTTCTGCACAAAATCCGAATAGACTTCGGTTGCACCCTCAGCCATACGCTTAATGTCCTCGTAATTGTACAACAATTCAGAAGGGTCTACACCTAAGTCTTCAGCACCAGTTTCTAGCTTTTCAATAAGCTTGAGCATATTCTCACCAGCTTCTTCTAAGTATGTAGCATTACCGTTAACAACGGCATTATCTACCTCTATTGAAAGATTGGTTTGAAACTCAGAAATCTCATCTAGAATCTCATCAAAACGCTCATAGGCAAGATAAGAAGCTTCAGAGTAAGCTTGTTCAAGAGAGTTAACTTCTGATTCAATATCGTCCACTACGGACAATTTGAGCTTGCGAGCTTTAGAAAGCTTGGTGTTGGCTTGCTTACCGAAAAGCTTAGCAAGTACAACCTTTTTAGTATTTGTCATCTTACTTAAAGTTATTCATTTTAGCCATTACGCGGTCGATGGTGCGAGATGCACGGTTAGCAGCCAAGCTAACTGGAGCCTTTTCGTCCTTTTTAGCTGGATTGTGCTTGATAGGGCGAGCAGCAGCTTGCTTGCTCATTTTCTCTTTGTACTTACCCATCTCTTTTTTCATCTCTTCCACTTCCGCTTGGATTTCTTCAATCACGGGAGCAACGGCCTCAACAACAGCAGCAACTACTTCCTCCATAGGAGCAGCAACTTCTTCGGGAACTTCTACGGCAATCTCTTCCTCAGCTTCGATAGCTACCTCAGCTACCTCTTCCTCAGCTTCTGCGCCAGCAGACTTCACTTCAGAGATAACTCCCTCTTCAGCGACATAGAGAATAGAACCGTCTTCCATTGTGTACTCGCCAACGGGCAAGGGGATGCGTTCCTCTTCCGTTACGATAAATACTTCGTTGCCAGCTTCAAACGCCTCAGCCTCGATGACTGTGCCGTTTTCTAAAGTGGCTTGAGCCAACTTGACACGCTTTGCGGACAACTCAGCTAGGATGTTTTTCAAAAGGATATTTGCTTTCATAACTAATTAATTGATTTCTTTTGTTTTGTTACATTTTTAGTCGGGCAGTTTTACTATTACACCTATCCCTTGCGCCCAAAGGCTACCATCGCAGCACTTTCTAGAGTAGGTGTTTGAGTCTTTACAGTAGCACCCCCGACCCTTTCCTTTTGGGCTGGTGCGACTAGGCGTTTTATCATTCATAGTCCTTCAGCATTTTGGCTACCTCGTATAAAAATTCCATAGCCTCTTGGTGGGTCATATTCTCTACCTCATCTAGCAAGTCTTCGTTTGCAAACTTTTGGGAGGCTTCAATTTCTCCTAGCGACTTGAGCTTGGACTCTGACCAGCGCAAACCAGCCTTACCACCCCAAGCATCGTACATTAATTTTCCGCATCCATCCGAGTAGCCCGAACTAGCATCTAAATCTGCTTCGTGGCGTGATAGGTAGGAGTACATTCTTTTGATAGTGTCAAGGCTTATGGCCTCACCGTTGGCTAGTTGGTTTGCTCTTTGCTTTCCAACATCCGTACCACACGAACCCCAGCCGTTTTTCTCTACCCAGTCAAGTACATTTCTAGCGTTGCTACGCACCCCATCGGGATAGTCTGAGTATGATTCTAGCTGCATCTTAGCCATCTTCACTTTGTCAGCAAAATAGCCTTCGATAGAAAAGCCTTTAACTGCGCCCGTCTTTACGAAGCTGTTCCACACCTCTTCGTTGTTGACTTTAACGGATACCATCCACGTACCTACGGGCATATTCAAACCGTATAGGCGGGATTTGTCTTTGTCAGCATCCTCGATAATCCAGCTCTCTACCACGCTTAATCCGTGTAGCTCTGCTTCGTGTTCTAAGGTGCTATTGTTTTGGTTGCCTCGCATCAAAAACAGTTCAGAGGCTCTACGGATAGTACCCTTTGAAAAGTACACGTAAAACTCTTCCCCGTCTTGGTGGCGGTAGATGGTCTTATTGGGAATAAGTGCTGGCCCAATCAAAATGCGTTTGTCTTCGCTCTGCGTGGCAAACTCTATTTTCTGTTGGTTTTTGAGGGCTACAAAGTTTTCCTCAATAGCTGGGCTTTCTACAATAGAAATGGCATCTATGCCGTTAAGCATTGCCGTTTCGTCTAGTACGAGTTCAATGATTTTCATAACTAATTAACCAAAGGTTGCGGTTTTGATTCTTTTTCTTTCCATTTCTTGTGAGCTTGTAATATCACCTCCCACTACATAGGCACGGAGGGGGTTAGCAAACTGACCCGCAATGCCTTGCAATAGTTGGTTGGTATTACTCTGTCCCACAATGTTAAACGAGGGGGCTACTTGAGGTACTGTTGGTGCTTTAGGGGCTGCGCCTCCAGCTGCCTTGCCTTCGTTAAACTGCTGAGCCGATATAGTGGCAATTTGCGTGGCTCCCGTTGTAGCAATCAAAGCAGCCTTTACCCAGTTAGCACCCGTGAGCTGGTCTTGAGGCACGTTAAGTTGCCCCATAATACCCCCAGCCGTGTTGATAATGGCTTGGACTATCTGCAAAGACTTGTTACGCTCAAAGGCACGTTTTGCTGCTTCCTTATCATTCTCGTCATACAACTGATTTAAGTCCATCAAATTTTTAATGGTGGCATTGGCAGATTCTAGAACAATGTCAGCGATTTGGTTTTGGTAGTCCTTGCGCTTTTGGATGGCTTCATCGTCATATTTCTTTTGAGTCTCTGCCTTTTCTTTTTCATAGAGGTCTTGGAGGGCCAGCAACGCCTCATAGTTTCCGTTCTCTGCTTCCATCAAACGGGCATACTTGAGTTCTAAGGCTTCCAGCTCCTTAGCCTCACCGTCTTCCATCAGCTCTAGGCGTAGGTCTTCAAGCTTATCTAGGCGGTCAAGTTCAGCAGCAATAGCATCCTCATCGATTTTCTTGAGGTTGTTTTTGTGTTCTAAATCGGTCTGCTCTTGGATAAGTTGATATTTTTCTTTAATAGCATTGATAAGCTCTCGGTTGCCCTTAGCTGCTGCTAGTTCCTCTTTGCGCTGTAAGCCTATGCGCTTGACTTGGTTTAAATATCTGCGGTTTTCTTTATCAGTAGCATCCGTAACAGAGTCTTCCCACATTTTGTCTCTAATGCTCTGAGCCTCTTGCTCAATCTTTGCTAGGGCCTCCGCGTGTTTCTTGGCATCTTCTTCGGCTTTCTTGTAAGCCTCTTGTTGTTTTGCTCTACGGTCTAAACGATACCCCGCTGCTCTGTTTTCTAGCTCACGGATACCAGCCTCTTGCTCGGCTATAAGGGCATCGGTTTCTGCGGTTGCCTCTTCCGCAGTTCCTACCACGAAGTCCGCAGCGTCCTCAATCATATCGTCAATGGCCCCAGCCATATTAGAACGCCCAATTCCTAGAAGGTCTCGCGCCCATCCAGGAAGGGCGTTTACCATACGGTCTAAGGCTCTTAGAACTGTTCTAGGAACAAAGAGTAAGAACTCAAGCATCCCCTTAACGAATGCCTTTTGCTTTTCATAGGATTCTAGCTCTGCCTTTCTTTTTAGTTTCGTGGCAGCAAGCTCAGCCTTTGAGGCTTTAATTACCTCTTCCGTTTGGGCCTCCTTGAGCTTTTGTATTTCCTCTTCGGATTTCCCTTGTTCACGCAGTATGTTTTCACTTGCATCAATAGCTTCTAGCGATGCTTGCTGGGCTTCCTTAGCTTTGGTTGCTGATTCTAGGGCTTTGTCTGCTGCCTTGTTATACCCAAACGCAGATTTCTTAATAGATTCCCAGTTTTCCGCTATCGCTCCAATAGCAACGACCAAAAGACCAATACCCGTTGCTGCTATTGCGCCCTTGAGGGCCTTTGCTCCAAGAGTGCCAGCTTTAAAAGATGCTTGAAGGGCAGTACCAAAAGACTTAACGCCCTTGACAATGCCACTCCAAGAAATAGAAGCAATCCAAGCTTTGCTCTTGGCAATGACATTAACTAATTCGGTCTTTATGACCTTATAGGCTTTACCAGCCTTTTTACCCATCTCAAGGTAGCCACCAGTAGCACGGTCAATAATACGGACTGTTTCCTCTTTTGCGCGGGCAGCTTCCCTTTCAGAGGCAGCAGCTTCCTTAGAGCCTCTGTCTGCCTCCTTATTGGCATCCGCTAAGGCTTCCTCTAGCTCGTTGGCTTTTTCTTTAGAATCCTCTAACTCGTGCTTAAGTTTCTCTATGGATTCAACAGCCTCGTCCGTGTTTGCCTTTACTTCAAACTCTCTTATTGTAGCCATTCTCGCTTAATCTTTTTAAATGTCTCTTTAAAATTGGTGGGCAAGTGGTATTTACCCAATGCCGTTTGTATCTCTTCGCAGTTATTTTGGTACTCCGTGTTTTGGAGCATCTCTATTATGTAACTCAATAAGTTCCCTTTCATTACAAAACATTTAATAGTTGGAAGGTGGTCTTACCCGTAGTCATATTGACGGTGGCACTATTGACAATCCATTTTTGGTTATTCCAAATGACCTTGTTTTTGAGGTCGAAGTTTAGAATCTTACCTAAAGGCAATACGCCCTCTACGTTTACAATGCGCCTTTTAGAGTTGTATAGGTCTTCAATGTAATCACTCCAATAGGTTTGGTACAGACTTCTACCCACAGAGGTTAGATAGAATGGGTCGATGTCGCTGCCCCACGTAAGAGTATAGGCGTTGCCCGTTCCCGTGCTTGTGCTAGAGGTGTTGGCATACCAAACTTCGTTGCATTGCGTTTCATTGTCTGCTTCGTCCACAAATGAAATAGGGTTTGCGCTTATGTCAAGTGAGAACTCCCCATAAATCAAAACGGGCTTGCCTACGTATTTCTGAAAACGATTGTTTGCGCTGGTGTCGGGTTCAACTTTTTGTGATTTGTATGCAAGAATGTTGGTTAGCGTTCTAGCATCGATATCTGTTAGGCGTTCAAACAATGGGCATTCAAACGGTAGCTCAATTTTAAAATCAGAGCCGTCCCAGTTAAAGGTGGCGTTGAGGTCTCCGTATCCTAGCGTGTTGGTGTTTTTGTATTGGTATCCTAGAATCTGTTGCGTGGTTTGATATCTAAAATCTATCTCTCGGAATAAAGGAGGGCGGTTAACGCTTACTTCGTTTACATCCATAAATGAGGTAAGGTCTACGTCCGTGCCATCGTCATACCAACCGTCTAGCGTTTGTAGGTTAAAGCTAGTAGCACTATTAGGAGTAATTACTAGATTGTGCATTTTCACGATGCCAGCTACAAAGTCCTTCACTTTGATTTCGGGCATCAAGGGGGACATAACCAGCTGGAACGAATAAGTAGCAAAGTTGGTTTGGTCTACCTCAAATCGTTGGGTAACGGTAGTAGCATCGTAAGCCGTGTAATCCGTTACTTGGTAGTTAAATGTTACGGCACTTTGGGGGCGTATCTTTAGTTGCACCTCATCGCCAGCATAAAAGCCATACCCCTCAAATACACTTGTTACACTAGATGCGGGGTGAGTGTCTTGGATGGCAGTACCTATAAGCTCACCATTTTGAAAAAGACCTAGCTCATAATCAGCCCCCGCGTTTTGTACCGTTACGTCCAAATCATAAATGTCGGTGTCTACTACCGTCCACGTTTCGGTGGTTAGGTTAAACTCAGTACCCCCTCCCGTGTTGCGGTTGAAGTTGATTAGCTGCCAGTCAATAGCGGTAGTAGAATCGTAGAGGTATCCCTCGAAGCGGTGCGCCCACAAAAACAATTTGTCAAACGTGGAATCCGTCATAAAATCCCCCGTAAAGGTGATACCATATTTGCGTTCAATAGCCTCAAACAATCGCACAACCTTAATGGCTGGCTTTAGCTCGTTATAAGTTACTCCGTGCTTGTGGCCCGTGTGGCCCGTTACAAACTGTATATCGTCCTCGTGGCGGGGGTCGCTTGAACTTGATACGTTGTACACCCAATTTCGGATTGGGGACATAAGGGGATAGAAAACATCTCCAGCTAATAGAGCCTCTTGGTCAAACCCCGATTGGATAGTAGCACCATTGTAGGTGTGGTCGTAGTCGCTTAGGTCTAAATCATACAAAAAGTCCTCACCAAATAAATCAGTAAGGCTAACTAAGTCCCCGAAGAAGGAAAGCGAGTAGGCGTATGGCTCGTTATTTTGTATCTGCACGTTCTCCATCTGCATAACCCCCGTACGAAATGGAATGGAGTTTATTTCAATTCTTGCTGAGGGGCGCAAACGGAAGTCAAACGTATTGGAGTATGTCTTTTCGGAGTAAGTGTCTCCTAGAGCCTCTAAAGCATCAATACAGCAATCTCTAGCCTCTACCACTCCTAAGTCAGTTAGCACCCTTGCCTCGTAAGATTCAAAAAGGCTTTGTGCGCTGACCTTTTGTTTTTTAGTTATGGTTACGGCATCTACATCCGTGCGGTAGTAGTGGCGCAATACCTCGTTGTTCCATCCACTTGCTGGAACGGTAAAGCTTTGGGTGAAATCAGTAAACACCTTAGAAATGTCTTGGACATTCTGCACCGATAGGTTAATGCTTATTTCCTCGTCATTAAAAAGGTCTAGACGGTAATCGCCTATGTAAATGTCTACTTGGTTCATCGTATTTGGCTACGCTCGTTAAAGGCAATATCAAAAGTCAAGGTGTAGTTTATGTTTTTCTCGTTCACCTCTTTTTGGAAGTTTACGCTACCCCGTTGTGGGGAGGCAGCTACCCACTCCCCGTCAAGCAATACGGCTACTTGCTCACTCATAAGGATGTCCTCCATCACATCAGCATATGCTTCCTCTACCCATCCCGTGTTCATCGTAATTGAATTGCGGGAGTTGATATTAAAGTCTTGGTATTTTGCCGTTTGTAGGTTGGCAGCCGTGAAGCCATCTTGATATATGCTACGGTTAAAAGTAGAATTGGTGAAATTGCCTTGCTCGGTGCTTACCTTAAAGAAGGTAATAAAGTCAGCTACCCCGTAGCGGTTCACGAAGGCTACTTGGTAAGGCGTATACTTAGGCTCGCATACCAGCTCGTAACGGATAGTGGCGAGGGTAGCATTTAGACTGTCTTTTAGAATCACATCGTAGTAGTCCCCATCGCTATGTGAGCTTGGCTTAATGAGACCATCTAGGCCAGCATTAGCCTCTAGGTTGGCTGGGCCTACACCCGCATAAATAACCCTATTCTTGCTATCTGCGCTCGTTGAAAGGGGAGGTGTAGAGGTAGTACCATCCGTCTCATAGAACGTGTCGCTATCGCCATTATTCCAAGTGATGGTAATAGAGGTGAAATCGTCTGCATTGTAGATAGCTAGCATTTCATAATTAGAAGCTAGCACATAACGCCTACGGCTTACCGCCATATCTACGGTAGTATGTTCCGTGTTTTGTGGGTTATGCTTTCCACTCCATCCGTCCACCGCTAAAAACTTTTGGGTAGTGCTATGTGGCGCAGTAGTAGGTGCAGCACCGTTATCCGAGTACGTCCACTCCCCAGTACCTAAAACCCATAGCACCTCATTTTCGGGACTTGGGTCATAGCCAGTACCGTTATAAATGTCAAAATCGTGGAGGAACTCCCCACGAATAAGGTTAGATATCTCAAAGTTTATGACTTCATCGACCGAATACGACTTGCTCAATTCATAGTTGTTAGCAGAGGGTGCAGTTGCTCCGCTATAAATCTTTAGGTCGAGGGTCATTGAATCTAGCGTGTCATTTGCTAGGGTGTTATTTTTACCCGTGTAGAAAATGGGACTGCGTGCCATCTTCAAAGAGGCGGGGCGAGAAATAATTGGTGTACTCATTCTTTCACTTCTTTAAGCGATATAAGGTATTTTTCTATGTCTAGCGTTAAGGCTTCTTGCAGCAGTTCGGGTAGCTGCTCATTCATAAGGTTAAACGGGTTGGTGATGAAGTGCGTTTGGTTGATACCCTTACGTTTCACACTACGGGCAATCACATAGGCCAAGCTTTCGTAGCTCTTTTCTGTAATCTTGCCCTTTTTAAATTGACCCCCCACGTCTCGCAGTCGGATACGCTTAGTACGCATCCACTCGAAAATGGAATACTGCATACCTATCCCCACACCCTCGTTTTTAAAAGAGTAGGGGCTGGGTTCGGGAGTGCTATGCCTTGTACCACTTACCCCCTTATCGATGAAAGCCCCGTAGTAATCCATAAGGATGCCTATCGTAAGCTCACCACCTTCTTGCATCAAGGGGGAGGTCTTTAGACTGTTTCTAAGGTTACCGCTGGCATCGATGCGCTTACGCACACTCTTGCCGTCATTTTGGACAATAGTCTGAGTAGCCCCCAAGTTTAGTTTAGCTTGGCGCACTATCTCTTGAGCAGCCTTATTTAAGGCCATCTTCATATTGTCTAGTTTTAGCATACCGAAATTTCCGTGTTAGCCGTTTGGATGTCTACGGTCATATTCCACCCAGCCAGCTTATTTTCAAAGCGGTCTAGGAATGGGGTGCAAGTAAGTGAGCTACTATCTTGGATTTGATAGAGGTCGGTGTTGAGTTGACCCTTTACCAATTCTTGAGCTAGTCCGTTTAAAACTACCAGCGTACTGTTTAGCACATCTTGTGTATTGTCAATGCCATAGAAGGGGTCTGCCTCGTTTTGAATATCCCCCTTTGATTCATCTACCACATCCATAACCAAAATGCTTAGGCTAAAGGATACGGTGTTAAGGCTTGACCCTTGAAAGGTGGCATCGTTTACAATGACGTGGGCTAGTGGGAAGATGCTTTGCTTCTTTAGGTCTACGTCAAAGATGTCCCCAAACGTAACCGAGCTAATGAGCTGGTGGTTGCTTAGGTAGTCGTTTATTTTCTCAAGGACTAGATATAGGTTTCTCATTACTTACGTGTTGCTTTTTCTAATTGCTGACGTTCAACATCTGCTTTTTCTTTTTCGTATGATGCGTGTGTGAAAGCAAAGGCGAGGTTAAGTTTGCTAATCTCTTCAAACCTTGTAGCATCTCCGTTGGCAAGTGTGTAGAAGAGGTGGTACCACCCCCACCGTTTAGAAAATCCCCCCAGCGAGGTGAGGTCGCTTCCGTCCTCATTTCCCTCTCCATAGATGCTAGGGTAGCCTTGCACAATTCCGTTCCTAAACGGTAAATAAAATTTATAGCACCAAAGGCTACGCTTAGTGGTAGCCCTTTCATTTTGTCTGAATACTTGGACGTGCCTCCGTACTCTTCGATGTTGTATAGGTGTTTAAACTTGCCTTCGATGGGGCGGTACATAACTGCCATAACCTTGTGCATATTCTGCCAGTCCCCCATATTGTCTTCGATGTCTGTATACTCCCCTAAGCTGATATCTTCGAGGTTGGGTATAAAACCGAACTCCACCCCGTCAAGCTTAATGCGGTTTTGGAAGTTTTGATTCTCTGAGATTATAGATGCTAGGTGGTTGGCTATCTCTGCAATGGATGACACCTTTAGCATAGACACCTCTTTAAGGGTAACCCCGCACATAATCTCAATAAGCTTGAGTGTGCGAAATTCCTCGTCCCCCTCCATACTCAGCCACTTTTGGTACTGACCTAGAGTGATGTCCTCTAGCGAATCGGGTATGTTTACCTTAATCTTCACGGCTAAATAACCTTAGTTCTGCGGTTCGTATTCTAGCCAAACCTTTTTTAGTTCGTCAATGAGTTGCTTCCATCTTTTTGGGGAGCAAGTGCAAGGCTTGTAAGGCTTGTGGTTAAAAATGCGTGCGTGGATAGTAGCGATTTGGTCTTGGGCTACGGGGGTAAGCTCGTTGGTGGCGGTGGCATAGTATCCCGTTAACCAGTCGTACTCTTCCTTGTTTAGGCATTCCACACGGCTATACTGAAGTAACTTGTTAAGCTTTTCCTTCCGTGCCTCACATCCACAGTCGATGCCCGTCTTTTCAGCAAACCAATCTACGGCTGCTTTTATTCCCGTTGCGGTAGTGATTTGCTCTATGGTATCACCAAGCCCTTTCGCCCGCTTCCTTGTACGCTTCGTAGGAGTCTTTGCAGTTTTCACGGATTCTTTCTTTTCCATTTTTGATAGTGTTAAAAATTGAACTAAGGGATATTTTGGTTTCCTTCGATAAGTCCCTTATACTCATCTCGGTTTGCATATAGACGGTAAAGAGCTTTTCATCGTACCAATGCCAGCTCTTGACCTCATCCCATATTTTCTCTGCCAG